CGAAGGCCACCCCATCATCCAGTCCGTGAAGGCAGGGTTTAAGGTGAGGGGATGATCCGAGTATTTCTCCCCATTCAGCAAAATCACCCGGAAGCGGTGGGAAGACCGGAACCGCTGAGGGGGCCAACCCGCCGCCATCATCAACTCCCACATGAGCGTCTAGGCGGTCGCGGCGGTCTTGATCCCGATCTGCGAGCCGGTCTGGTTCTGATCGGTCTTGAACTGGATCCCCTCCGGTCCCCCGGCGATGCAGGCGCGATTGCCTCCGGGCTTGAACGTCGGCGTGGGCCAGAATGAACAGCCTTTCACGGGTATGCGTCCCGCCGACTTCCGCCGCTGATACGACGCGCGCTGCAACCCGGAAGCCCATTGCCTGAAGATCTCGGGTGACGTCCTGGAGGCCAAGGGTGAGATGCCCTGGCACGTTTTCAAAGAAGCACCACTCAGGCTGCACCTCTTCGACGATGCGGGCGACGTCTGGCCAGAGGTGCCTGGGGTCGTCTTCCCCCTTGCGGGAGCCGCTGAGTGTGAAGGGCTGGCAGGGATAACCGGCAGAGACGAGATGAATGCGGCCACGCCACGGTTTGCCATCGAAGGATTTGAGATCGTCCCAAATAGGAGCCGGATCCAGGGACGTGTCCGCCATCCGCGCCACGAGAGCGGCTGCGGTGAAACTGTTTCGTTCGACATAACACACAGCTCGGTATCCGGGTTCTGCGAGGTGAAGGCCAAGATCAAGTCCTGCGACACCGGCGCAAAGGCTGAGGCCGCGAACGTCTTCATGTTTTTCGGGGGAACAAAGAGCCACACTTTGCGTCCTTTCCATCACGCTCCGGGCGTTCTGGTGAAGGGCTCAAGGGCCTCAGTTCTATGTGAGACCGGCACCGGGGGCACTTGATTGACAGCACCCCGACCAATGCGCCGGGCTCGATTTTGAATAGCAGTTTGCGACATGCGCCACAACGTTGCTCTTGTAGTTGCAAATGGAATCACTCCATGAAAGCGCCGTCCTCGAGGACAGGAGGCGGCCATGAAGCTAAGGCTGGTCGGCGGGGTTACGTGTAGGAATGTTGGCCCCGTGTAGATGGGGGCTTGCGCCCATCTGCCCTCCGCTAGCGGAGGGATTCAAAGTGGCGTTTAAGCCCTTGTTGATGGATCATTTGTCGGCCAGAGCGATCAGGCGCTCAGTGCGCATCACCGCACCAACCATTCTTCAACGTCCGCGTTGATTTCCCGCATGAAACGCCAGTTTGGGCTTGTCGGCTGGCCTTTGCGCAGGCGCAGCTTGCCCATGAGGCCCACGGTGGCCCATTCGGGGCGCTCAGAGCGCGGGATATATTCCTCGTCTGGGTTCCATGCCGGGTTCAAGGTGCGCCGCTGCAAGGTCGTGCGGGTGGCGTCTGCTGGGACGACAATGCCTTCTGGCACAGCATCCGCCGGGTATTGCCGGGTGATGAACTGCCCGCTGAATGCGCCGGTTTCAGGATCTTGTGTCGGGCGCAGGACTTCCCATTCCAAAATCTCGAAGTCTTCCATGATGTAGGAGCCGAACGCATCGCGCAGATACTTCTCTTTCCAGCGATCAATGTCTGCGTCACCGATTACGGAAGGAGTGGCGGAGATTACACCGATGGGGTTTTCGCCAGAAAGCGCAGGGCGGATCATCGCCCCATCAAGAACCACCGAGACGCCACGCCGATCCTCGCCGCTTGCGTTTCCATCAGACCACTCGAAGAACTCTGCGTAGTCCGCACCGCCGCCGCTCCAGGAGCCATCGGCAAAGGCCTGACCGTCACCCCTAAAGCGGAACTCTATATCGGCGCTTACCGCGTCATTGGCAAAGCAGGACAGAAAATCAAACCCGGAGCCGCCCGGACGATCTGCCACGATCCTCTGTATGTTGTTGTCGAAGCTGAGGTTCTCAGTATAGACGCCCAGCTTGTGATTGTTGTTGCTGTTGTTGCCGTAAATGTCGATCCGGCCATAGTCGTCGAAAAAATGCGCGACGTGGCCATTCTGATTAAAGGTCAGATTGCCGAACTGATCCTGCAAGATCCTCACGTTTCCCTCATTGTTTGAGAGGCGCAGGACGGTTGGTCCGTTTGTTGGCTCGTGAACGTGCAGATGATCGTTGGGTGTAGCATTCACCCCCAGACGCCCGTTGATGCCGTCATAGGTCAGAAATGACGTGTCACCGCCCCCCGTGGCGTTTGTGGTCACTTTAAAAAACGTGGCATCCGCCATCAGGTCAGCCCAGCCGTCCCCGTTCTCAATTCTCATGCGGTGAGATGAGGCATCGTTAGAGCTGTAGATGTGCAGCGGGCGGGCCGGGCTTGCAGTCCCAAGGCCCATGCGTCCGTTGGCGTCGATCTCGGCAAATTGGATCCACGGAAGCCAGCTACCGCCCGAATAGTGCCTCCGATATACGCCTCCATCGCCGTTGTTTTTCCACGAGGTCTGGGTGAGGAGGTTGGAGAGCGAACGCTGCACGATGATGATCCCGAAGGCGTCGACAAAGGCCGCAGGCAGGCTCTCTTTGTTCACTGTGGTATTTGTAAAGGTCCAAGCCCCGGAGGGTGTATTGGTAGCGTTAATGTCGGCAATCTCATCAACTGCGCCCGTCGCGCCCCAACCAAACGCGCCCACCTTGGCCAGCTTCCCTGCCGTTGCGTCTATCAGGCTAGCCTGCACCGCCGCGCCCGAGGCCTGACCGCCCTTCAAGAGCAGTTGCCACACATCGCCCGCCTTGAGGCCGAGTTCATTGGCGGAGGGGTTGCCCATGCCCGTGTCACGGTCCGCGTCAAAGACCACCTCGCCGGGAAACCGCCCTTGGCCCACGGTGTCATAGACGCCCTGATAGTCGCTCAGGAGCTGCTGCAGCGCTGCGGTCAGGTCGAGATTATGGGATCCGGTGGGAAACACCGCGTAAGCCTGCGCCGCTGCGGTGGACCCCTGATAGGGCGTTTTGAGCGTGATGGTGTCGGCGCTGTCGACGGTCAGGATCTCATAGACCCGCCCATCCGGGCCGACAAAGCCCCAGCCGTTCTGCATCGCGCCGAACCAGCTGGTGCCCGTGCCGGTGACGGTGGTGCTGCCGTTGGTGACGCTGACCGTGCCTGATGAAACCCAAGCCATTAGATTGCCTCCTTATGTGACCTCGAAAACGGTCCACTCGATTTTGGGATTGATGAAATAAACGCCGCCGAGGATCTCCAGCGAGATTGCGAGATAGAGCCGCTGGTCGGTGGCCGATGACCACCAGGGCGTGACAAGCGCGTTGGGATCGCGGCTCCAGGGATTTGCCGGAGCCGGATTGCCGCCGCCAAACCCGTTCCAACGCGCTCCGGGCTGGATCTCCGTTCTCAGGGTCCAGAAGGAATTATTGGGATCAAAGCCGGATGGTGCGGTTGCACCGCTGGTGATAGCCGCAGAGGCAACCAGCGCTACCTGGGACGCCTCCCAGACATCATTTTTGCCCACCCGAATGCCCGTATTCACAAAGGCCCATCGCGCGCCGTGGGAATAGGTGCCGGTGGCGGTGAAGTTGCCTTGGGCGATCCGCAGGGGGCGGCTGATCACCAGACCGGCGGTTTTTACCTTGCCGGTCTTGAAGTTGATTTTTACGCCCTGCGTTGGCCGCCCGTTGCTCTCTGCATAGTCGTCACTTTGCAGCGTGTCGGTGATCTGACCGCGCCCGATCATCGCCCGGCCAAGATAAGCGTTTTCAACATAAAGCCCGGCCGGAAACAATATGCCATCAATCACGCGCGGTGTGGCGTAGAACACAAAAGGCGAGACCGCCCCGGCTCCACTCGGCGGGGAAATCGAGAAGCTATCCGCCGCAAAGGCGATTGTGCTGCTGACCGCGCCGTTGTCGCCAGCCTCGGCCGCAATCACCATGCCGGTGGCCACGCCGTTCGAATTGACGCGCAGCATGTGTCGCCCCGACATGCCGTCGACACTTTCCGAGACGGTTTGCACGGTCGTGGTGTTTTCACCCACGGTGGTGGTGAGCGTTTGCACCGATTGAGCCTGTGCAGAGAGCGCATTCTCTGCGTCACTCACGCGGGTGGTGAGTTGGGTCTGTGCGTCGGCCTGCGTGGTGATGTTGCCCTCTGCATCTTGAAGCCGCGTGTTGAGCGCCTCCACCGATGCGGCCTGCGCGGAAAGCTGCCCCTCTGCCTCGCTCACACGGGTGGTGAGCTGGCTCTGCGCATTGGCTTGCGCGGTAACGTTGCCCTCGGCATCGGAAAGCCGCGCATCGAGCGCCAGCAGATCTTCTGCGATAGCCTCATCCTGTGACGCGCGGGCGAGGCTTTCGGCCTCGATGAGCGCCATGGCGTTGCTGATGGATGCGCCGATCTGAACCGAAAGCGCCGCCACGGCCTCGCGATCCTCGGTGATCCGTGCGCGCAGATCCTCGGTGGCATATGCAATGGACTGGCGGATGCGCTCGCCCTCTGCATGGGCCTGCAAAAGGCTCGCGAGCGTCTGCTCTGCGGCGGCCTCGTCGGCGTCCAGCAGATAGCGCGTATCCGCAACCGTCTGGGTCAGCTGCGGCCCATCCAGCGCCGAGATCTGCACCTCTGCGGTCTGCACGCGCCCCTGCAGGCTTTCCAGCTGGCTCTGCTCGGCCTTGAGCGAGATGGCGGTTTCGGCGGCGTCCAGATTGGCCTCGGCCGTCGAGAGCCGCGCGCCCAGACCGTCGACCTCTGTTTGCGAGGCCGAAAGGGCCAGATCGGCGTTGATCGCATCAAGTTCCAGTTCCACCTCGTTGACCTGCAACTGCAAGTCCTCGACAAGCGGGATCTGGGTTGGATCCAGCATGGCCTCGGTGATTTGCCCGCGAACCCATGCCTCGGTTGCAGAGAGGGCGATGCTCGCCTCGGCAGCGCTCAGGCGGATCTCGGCCTCGCTGATGCGCTCGGCCTCTTGCTCCAGCGCATAGATCCGCACCTTGCCGGTCTCGGGGTCTTGCACGATGCCCGCGTCTGCAAACCGACCGTCCACATCCGACAGGCGCGTGATGGCCCAGAGCACCTGGTCCCCGATCATGGCGACCGCCTCTGCCATGGTGCGCTGTTCAACCGTGCGCAGTTCCAGATCGCGGCTCAGGGGCTGGATCACCTCGGAGACCAGATCCGCGTCAAGTGCGGAGGCGGTGGCCTGTGCATCCTGCGCGATGGTGTCCCAGACGGTTGCGTCCAGTAAATCAGGCGCGATGCGCACGTCCGGCGTCTTCACCGGAAGCCATGGTGTCCAGGTGGTTTGACGTCTTGGGGCAATGGCTTTTGCCCGCACCTCATAGGTCGCGTCGGGCTGAACCGGGTGGTGGCGATAGCTGCCTGCGGCCACATTGGTGGTGCTGGCAATGTCCGCATCAGATTGCCCCTGCAGGCGGATCTGGAAGGTCAGCGCGGTGCAAGTGTCCGAGAGCCGCCCCTCCCAGACGATGCGAATGGCGGGCGCATGTGGATTGCCGCCAGACGCCCGGATCGTCTCACCGGCTACGGCAAAGCCCACCACGCCTGCGTCGGTCGCGACAATGGGGCCGGTTGGGAGCGGGGTTTCCGGCAGCTCCAGCCCCGGATCAGGATCAAAGTCTGCAGGATCGGTTTCGCGCAGAGATACGGAGACGTTCAACGTGTGGAGATCATAGGCAATCTCTGTGACGCGGAATGTCTTGGCGGTGTAGCCGTAGTCCTGAAGGCTGAGGTTCACATTCTGGAGCGGGCGCAGATGCGCGTATTCGCCGGGCAGGGGCAGGCGATGCGTCCTGAACCTGCGGTTTTCACGCAAAAGGGCATTGGCAAGCTGGCGCGCCTGCTTTGCGTTGAAGACCATCGGCAGGTTCAGCTCAAAGAGCTTGCGGCGGCCATCCTCGGCAACCCAATCGTCCATGACGATGGTATCGAGCGTGGAGGCCTCCCACAAAGAGGCCGGGTTGGTGTAGGTCGTTGTGACCGCGTTAAAGGTGCTTTCAAGACCGGGAAAAGGGTCGTGCTGCCAGGTTTCGGAGACCAGGACGTCATCATCCGAGATCTCGGCCGAGGCAGAGGTGGCGCTGCCAACAATCGGATACCAATAGCCGCCCATTTCCACGATCTGCGCATTCGCGGCGGAGAACAGCTCTTCGAGGAAGTCGGCGGGTGGCTCTTCAAACTTGATTTCAAAGCCCGCTTCAAACTGCGCGCGGTCAGAACCTGCGACGGCCAGATCGCAAGCGTCCATCGCCTCGGCCCACTCGGTGTAGGGCAGGTCTTCGGCAGGGAAACCACCGCCCCAGACATTGCCACCCGGCAATGTGATCCCGCGCAGGACGTTGTAGGCAATCACCATCGGGTTGGTTGTTTGCTCCCAACTCTCAGGCAGATTGAAGCGGTGCAGCCCGTTGCCCCCGATGCTGCTGTCCTTGCGCGGATCATAGAGGGGCGGGCCGTCCAGCTCGAAAGCGTATTTGGGAACGCCGCCGGGATAGAGCTCATCCTTGCGGTGAAAGTAGAGCACCGCGTAACAGGTGCCGGTCAGGATATGATCGTCGGTCCACGGCCGGTCGCCAAGTGCGCCGCCCCAGTTGACAAGATCGAGGTGCGCCGTTGTCTGCGTTCCATCATAGAAGGTCGCATAGCCATAGACGGTGCCGTTTGAGGTCTTGGACACAATAGGGCGCAGGCCACCACTCCCGGCCGCTCCCAATTCTGTGTAGTCCCCGTCGAGGATCAAGCGGTTCAGGGTCGCGCCGGGCAGGTCGCCAAACTCGACCACATGGATCAGCCATTTGTTGTTTTCGTCGACGCTGTTCTGGTAGACCAGATGCCCGCGTGTCGCAAAACGCCCAAGCACAGTGGCTTGCGCTTCCGTGCCGCCGCTGGTGGTGTGGGTGGATTGGATGCCGGGCGATTTCTGCTTTCGCTGGCGCAGCTTTGCCACCAGCATCGAGATCCCGGCCTTGACCAGAGAGCGCAGCAGAGCCTGGGCGAAAACGGCAAAGGTTGCGCCCCCGCCAAAGAAGGTCGTGACCGCCGAGACCAGGGCGGTGATCGGATCGGCCGCCGCCGGGGAGGCCAGCAGCACCAGGGCGAGGATCAGACAAAGGCGCGTCATGGGCGAAACACCCGCTCGGCTTTGCACCGGCTGAGAACGCTTGGACCGTTCAGGGTCAGAAGGTGGACCTGCGGGCCGCCCATGATGCCGAGAATGGTCTCATCGCCCTCGCGCACAGTCGCAATGTCGCCAAGGACGGCATCGGGGGGCGGGATTTCTGGCATGTGGTGGGCGGCCAGCGCGGCCAGATCTGGATAGCCCTTGGCGCGCAGGGCCGCTTTACCCTCCTCGAGCGTGGAATAGGTGATGCCGAGCCGGGCGCGGATGTCTTGCCCGGTCAGCAGCTTGTACCAGCCGTGCGCATAGTTCGCGCAGTCCACCCGGCCGGGGCGAAACCCGCCCCAGCGCTGACGCACGCCGCGCAGGTAGGTGAGCAGCAATTCGGCCCGATCCTGCATCACATCCCCCATGGGACAGTCCATTGGCCGGTGGTGTCGATGTATTCGCGCCCCCGGTCATTTGGGTTGCGGCGTTTGAGTTCGGCGCTTGAGCGCTTCAATGGCAGTCCGATGGTCAGGACGCGGGCATAAGACACCATCACCAGTTCGGTGTAGCTGGAGCCGCCTTGCTTGCGCTCTTCGGGGGCCTGGTTGAGGAAGCCCTTGAAGCGGCGCAGGGGCGTGCCAAGGGGCGCGCCGCTGTCGATATCGAGCGGGCAGGAATGGATTTCCACCCGCGCCAAGCGTGGTTCATAGGTCTGCATCAAGGTCTTCACCTCGTCGGTGAAGGGCGGCAGCTTCACGCGGTAGTTGCGCACCTGAAACCCCGGCTCGACAATGATCGGCGGAACGTTGATCACCTGACCCGCGCCAAAATAGGTACGGATTTCGCCATCGATCAGAAAGTCCTGGTGGTCATCGCCAGACCAGAAGCCAATCACCTCGGGGAGGCCGGTTTCGCGGTTCTTGGCTTCGATCCACAACAGGACGCGTGCGTCGGTGCCGCGTCGTTCTTCGAGCTGGTTTTGCGTGACTGCGTCGTATTGCATGGCTACCTCAGCGTCTGGATCCACTCAAAGGAGCCGCCCTCGCTCAACCGCGCGCGGCTCTGCCCGTAGGCGGCAGAGACAATGCGGGCCTTGAGAACCGGAACACCCAGCGTGACGGGGGCACCGACCTGTGCGCCGGGGCGGATGTAGGGGATGACCTCGATGTCGTTTGCAACGCCCGTCGCGTCTGCATCTGCACCGACCACCACGCGGTGATAGGCATAGCGGGTGGGGGCGGCGCCATAGCTGAAGCCCAAGAGATCCCCGGCGGCGATCTTGTAGTCCGCAGGCAGTCCCGACAGGCTCAACTCGCGGTGATTGGCAACAAGGCTGGCAATCTGCGGCGTCGCAGCCCCAAGGGTTGCAAGCATCGGGTCGTAGCGGGTGCCATCAACGCGGGTGTCACGCAGCAAGAGGCTCGCGCCGGGTTGCTCCAGCAGGGCGAGCTTTGCCTCAAGGGCTGCCCAATAGACATGCTCCTCTTTGTCCAGGACAACACGCCCGCGCCAAAGCCGGGTGCCCATGCCGTGCGAGATGACTTCGCCACCGCCGGTCTCTGAACTGGTCTCCGCGCGGCCGAGATGGCAGCTGATTTTCTGAATCGGGAGCCCATCAAAAAAGCTCTCCAGCGGTAGCGGCCAGGAAAGCGCCATTAGCCAACCCTCCAAGGATCATCCAGCTTGCGGTCGAAGGCTTCGCCCGAGTGCTCGCGGTCGTAGGTCTGCATCACCTCGACGGAGGTCTCGCGGGATTGCTCCTCGACCACCGCCCGAAACATCGGGCTTGGTTCGATGCGGACGCGTGACATGCCCGGCGCTTGCGACGATCCCCCGGCACTCACCGCAGGCAGCACCGGCGGCGCGCCAAAGGCCCCGCCATTTGCAAATGCAGGCAAGGAGCCGGGAAGGAGCGACCCGGCATTGATCGCCTCCAGAAGATGGCGGTGCTTGCGGGTGGCTTTGGCGTTCACAAAGAACTCGCCGGGGCTGGCCAGCACCAGTTCCTGATCGCTGCGATCGCCGCCGCGCCCGGTGATGATGCCCCCGTCAGCGCGCTTGAGCAGCCCGCCCAGCAAGCCGCCGCTGGCATCGGTGCCAAACGCGCCCGCCAGCGGGCCATCGCCCAGAAGGCTTGCCTCAAGGACTGCGGAGAGGATGGAGGCTTTGACGCGGTCCCATGCATCGGCCGCCGCGTCGCCGCCTGCGACCAGGGCGGTGCTCACGTCCTGCATGGTCTCGCCGAGATAGTCTCCGAGCTCGCGGGTCTGTTCAATCGCCTGCTGCTCTTCGAGCCGCTTGCCGATGATCTTTTCCAGCGCCTCGCGTTCGGCGTCGGTCGCGGCTCTCATGGTCTCGCGGTGCCGGATCAGTTCGCGCTGGATCGGGTCCGTCTCGCGCAGGATTTCCAACTGCTCTCGCTCACGCTGCATCAAGCGCTCAATGGCTTCGCGCTCGCGGTCGAGTGCTGCTGCTAAGCCGCCGCCCCGCGCGCTGCTGCCTCTTGGGTTGGGTGGCAGCACCACGCGCGGCAGGCCCTGATCCTGATAGACATAGTTGGAGTTGCCGGATCCGGCGCTCTCGCCGCGCGGATCGTAGAAATCGGGGTTTGCTTTGACACGGGCCATGATGTCGGCCCCGCGCGCTGCAAGTAGCTCAGTCTTGAGGCGCTGCGCTTCATTGGCTGCAAGCGAGATACTCCCCGCCATATCGACGCGCGCCACGCCATTGGCGGCGTCCCAAGAGGCCATCATCTCTTGCTTGAGCTGCTCCGTGATTGTCAGCTCTTCGACTCGCTGCCGGAACACCGCGCGCTCGGCTTGAAGGCGCAGCTCTGCGACCTCGATGCTGCCTTCACCGCTGCTGCGGATCGCCTCGTTTATCTGCGCCTCAAGCTGAAGCTGCTGGATGGTGGCGCGGGCGGTTGCTGCGACCTCTTCGAGTTCGGCACGCACTTTGGGGGTGTTCTTCAGAAGCCCGTTCCAAAGATCCGTCCCGGCCTTCTTCAGATCTTCGAGCGGTTTGACCGCCGTGCTTTCGAAGGCTTCAAGGCCTTGGATGAGCTGCGCCAATCCATCGTAGAACTCAGTTTGACGCGAGGAGAGGTTCTCAATGCCACCGCTGGCTTCCAAGATAATGTCGCGCAGGTTGTAGGCGGCTTTAAGGCGTTTTGCCTGGTCCTCAGACTCTTCCAGAATCTTGAGGTTTTGGTTCAGGGCGGTGCCGAGCGCGCGTGCGTCAGCGGTGGCCGCTTTCAGCCCAAGGAAGTTGGCGCTGGCGGCAAAGGCGTTTCGGTCACGCGCGCCTCGCGCCTCTGTCACCAGTTCCCGAATGCTCTGGGATGTTTCGTCGATATTGCGCTGCGCATCAATCTTTGCCAGCGCGGCCAGATCAGCCAGAACCAGGCGCAACTGGGGGGAGGCCGAGCCGAACTTTTCGGCCATATCCGCGGCACTTTGAAAGGCATCCGCCTGGCGGTCACCAAAAGCGTCGACTGCATCGCTCAAAGCCTCCAGGCGGTCCTCAAAGGTTTCGGCCTCCTCACCAGCTTTGGACAGCCATTGCACCGCTGCCGCGCCCGCAGCGATGGAGCCGATGGTGATGAGATTGAGCGGTGAGACCATATTGAGTACGGCCTGCCGTGTTGCGCTCAATGCGGCCGCCGCGCCCCGGTTGCCAAACACTTGCGTGATCTGTGTGCCCTGTTGAATGGCAAGCTGCATCGGGTTTTGGCCCGCCGCCATCATCACGGCCACATCGTTGAACTGCGCGGTTAGATTGGCTGCGCTCCCAGCCGCAAGCGCTTGAGTGTCATCGACGCCGCGCAATCCGGATATCCAGTTCGCAGCGCTGGTCCGCAGGGCACTTAGTCGCGAGCGCAAACCTGAAGTAGACCTGCCCCATCTGGTCGAGGACTGATTGATCTTATCCGTGGAGGTGGCGAGTTTCGCCTGCTCTGCGCGCAGGCGCTGGAGTTCCGACTTGGCGTCGGAGCCATCCATCAAGATCTCGCCTTGCACGACAAAGGTCATGATTGCCTCTCATTCAGCGCGGCCCGCGCTGCGTTCTCGATGATGCGAAGGCCCACCCAGTCGGCGGGCGTGAGGGTCAGGCCTTCCAGCCTGAACGCGGGGTCTGCGGCGCTGTAATCAAGGCCGACCCAGAAGCGGCTCCCATCCGCCTGCGCCAGAACGCGCCATTGCGTCTGGATGGCGAGAAACGCGAGCATGGCCCGAACATTGCAGTTCCAGATCCGTACCGTGTCCTGGTCTTCTGGGGTGGCTTGGAGCGCGAGGCCAAAGAGCGCCGCGTCGTCTCTGGCCTCATTGCTGCGCCTGGCCGGGAACAGCGTGCCGGTCGCCCAGGCGCGACCGGCGGCTCTCAGTTTCCCGAGCGTTGATCCGTGACGCCTTCGTAGTACGCGGCCAGAAGCGCGATCCGCACATAGGGCAGTTTGAGGATCTTCTCGCGGATCTCTTCGCTGTAGGGGATCGCCTCGCCTGCGGTGTTGGCGAGGTCCTCCATGCCTGCAAGCATCTTGCGCAGCACCTTCTTCACCTCGGCGGCATTTTGCAGCTGCACGCCGTCGACGATCTCATCGTCCACCACGTTAAACGCCGCTTTAAAGGTCTGCTCCTCATGGCCTTCGCCTTTGGGAACCTTGACCTTCACGGTGCGGGTGAAACTCGGGTTTTCGTCTACTTTGAACATGGCCGGGCCTTCGGGTCAGGTGAGTGTCAGGGTGAATTGGTCGTTCCCCGCCTGCGGCAGCGGGACTAGACGCAGGGGCCATTCCTTGACGTTCTGGGCGGTGGACAGCCCCTGCGGGCGCTGCATCTGCGCGGCGGGCACGTCGAGTGTGGCAATCCGGCCCGCGCCGGTGCCATGCGTGAGCTGCAGGGCGGTGGCGCTTTGATCGAGCGCGCGCTGGAACGGATCGAATGCGGAGAGTTGAACCGCCTCGACGGTGGTCGCGATGCTCTCTTGCCGGTCGCCCAGTTTGACCTCCTCGCGGCCGACCAGAAAGCGGCCTTCGATCTGGTTGCCCAGATCCATCTGGAAGGAGCGCATCACCAGATCCACGGCGTCGACCTGGAACACGGGCGTGTTGCCCATGGTGACGACCTGCGGGACGGTCCAAGCGGTCAGGTCGGCGGCGGGGTAGGCCGCATCGGCGGGCTTCACAAACAGGCCTTTGAAGGTGAACCGCAGTTTCGGGACGGCCTGCGCCTGAAGGTCAAAGCGCACATTGCCGCGCGCGCCAAGGATCACATAGCGTGTGGCGTCGATGTGCAGATGCACGGTCGCACTCTCGGGTGCTTGCGTGATCGGGTTGTAGACAACGGATGTGCCCGCGTTGACGGTCTCTGCCAAGCCGCAGGCGCGCAGGAGCGATCCCCACGCGGGCGGCGTGCCGGCCACGCCCGAGGGGGCGAGTTCCACATCAAAGGTGATTTCGCTCATCAACTCGGTCGGGATCGTTGCGTCCGCGCCAAAGTAGGGGCGTTCCAGATCCCGCGAGACATCCGTGCCTTCCATGGGCTTGAGCTGCACGTCCTGCGCGAGAATGGCGTTTGCAGCCCCGCTGGGGGCGGCGTCGGTGCCATAGGTCACTTCGGTTTTGACCAGGAGAACCTTTTGCTTCCAGTTGAGGGACATTTAGGTCTCCTTCTTTTGCGTGGGCGCTTTGGTGCTGCGCGGGGGCTTGGGCTCAGTGGCGGCGGTCTGTTTCAGATTACCGCTCGCCTGGACGACATAGCTGCCACCGGATGCGGGGAGCTGGGGCTTCTTGGGCTTGGTCATTGCAGCGTGATCCTCAGTTGGTCGTTGATGGAAAACTCGATCATGTAGAAAAGCGCGCCGCCGCTGATCCCTGCGACATTGCCCTGGCGCAGCTCGAAGACGCCGAAGGTCGAACCGGGCGACCAACCGGCCAAGGCCTCCATCACCTGCTGGATAGAGGGGCGCAGTTTTTCGAGCGCCTGAGAGCCTGTTTGGTCGTAGGATCGGGCCACCAGAAGCACGCCAATGGTCTCGACGTAGTCCTGCATAAAGATGCTGGTGGCGTCGGGCGCGCGGCGGCCCTGCAGGCCAATCGGCACCACAAAGGCGGTGGAGTTCTGCGGGATGCCGCGATCTTTCAGAAGGCGGGTCAGGTCCACCGAGGTCTCGATCCGGCCCGCAAATTCGCTGAGGCGGGTCTCAAGGCGCGCTTTGACGGCGTCCAGCATCAGATCCACCCCTTGAGACTGTCCTGCGTCAGCGGGCGCTCGCGGTCAGTGGTCATGACGCCTTGGCTGCTGTTGGTCTTTGGCGTTAGACCGGCCACATCCAGAACGATGATCCCCTTTGCGATGTCGCGCAGTTGCGCCATCGCTTCGCGGTATTCGGCCTCGATCTGTTTGGGGGCCTCGTAAAGGTGCAGCTTCCAGATTGCGATTGCGCGGCTTAGCGGCGGCACCTGGGCGGGCACCTCGGAGAGCGGGAGCTGATAGCGCCCCTTCAGAAAACCGTCGATCAGCGCGTCGGCCTCGGCAATGGCCTGGTTGATCGTGTCCAGATCCACCGCGCCGGTGGCGGCATCGCCCCGATCGGTCAAGGCGATCAACATGTTCTCGCCATAGCGATCGATCAGCTCATCAAGTGTGGTGTAGGCCATCTGCCAGCGCTCCGTGGGAAGGAAACGGCCCGGCGACGCGAGGATCGCCGCCGGGCCAAGGCTCCGTTTGCCGGAGCAAAAGCGGCTCTTGGGGCAGAGCTGGCCGCTTTATTCGTTCACGCCCTCGACGTGATAGGTGGTGATCAGCCGGGACTCGGCCTTGAGCGCCAGCTCCTCGGCCTCGCTCAACTCATCGAGCGGAATGTCCACGGGCTTTGCGCCGAACCGGCGGCCTGCGCGGCGAAAGCCGGATTGCGGCCCCAGCACGCGCAGAAACTTGCGGCCATGGAACTCAGGCTCGGCGGTTGCCTCCTTGGGCGCAGTGGTCTCGCCTTCGGCAACCTTCGCCGCGTCGCTCAATGCATGCTCAAAAGGGTTCGCCTCGCCAATGCCTTGGTTGTTGCTGCTTTCGGCGTCGCCAGAGGAAGGATTTGCCACGGCTTCATCGACCAGTTCTTTGAGTTTGGCAGTGGAGATGTTCGCCGCATACTCAAGGTTCAGTTCCTGCGCGCGGGCTTTGAGATCATCACGTTCACTCATGGGTCAGCTCCTTATGCCAGCCACGGGACGACAAGCAGTTCGGCGGTGCCTTTCCACTCGTTCGTCTCGCCACCTGCGGCGAATTCTGAATGGAGGATCTTGCGGGCAGCGCTTTCGAGTGTGGGCGGCACCACCAACAGGTTGGGCACCAGTCCCATCGGCGTGCCGTGGTCGCCCTTCATGCTCATCAGTGCGGCCCGCGCGGTGGCATAATTCGCTGCTGTGAGATCCTGCTTCGACCCCCAGCACATTTGCCAGAAGCCATAGCCCACCCCGCAGCGCGCCTCTGCGCCATAGACCAGTTGCCGGTTGAAAAAGACGTTGTCGTCATCCGGGCGGTCTTTGTGGACGAAGGTCGGCTTTTTGCGCTCCTGAAAGATGATCGGTTTGACCACTTCATCGGTGCACATCAGGAACCAATGCGCGCCTGCGCCGCCGTCAGTATTGGCAACCGAGACCTCGTTACCCGCCTCATTGAGGACCGGGTGGTCAGTGTCAAAGAAGGGCTGGCCATCATAGCAAAGCTCGCTGAAGCCATTGGCGAGTTTGCGAAACACCAGATCCTCGGCATGACGCGCGGCAGTACGCCCAAGGATCTCGAAACGTTGCGAGTACTGACCGAGGGTGTCGTCCTCGATGTCATTGCGATCAACGCCAATGGTTTTCTCGAAGTCGACGTTGCGGATGCGGTAGTCGCTGTTCTTCAGGTTGTCGATGACCTTGGGGCCGTGCCATTCGCGCATGCCCGAGAGTTCGCCCAGCCAGGCATAGACGTTTTCACCTGCCGAGGACGGAATTGTCGTCGCCACGCGGTCCTTGTGCTGGGGGACCTTGTCAAAGGCCCCTTGGTAGGAGGTCTTAAACCCAACCCGCAAAGCGTTGATAGATGTGGAGTTCAGGATCATTGTCAGTCCTTTCAGAAGGCTTTGGTCAGGGCTTCGTCAAAGCGGACCCAGACGCCTTGGGCGTCCACGCCGTCGATCACGCCTGCGGGTGAGCGCGTGCCGGTGCCATCGGTCTTGGCAACGGTCTGGTCATCCACCACGTAAGCAAGCGCCCCGATGTCGGTTTGGGTGATCTCATCGGCAGCGGCGGAGTTGGCGAACTGGAAGGTGCCGATGCAATAACGCAGGGCTTCGTCACCATCGAAACCGGTGCGGTTGTCACCGCGCTTTTCTGCCACGCCGACGCCGACCATGCCGGTCGCCGTATGGCCTTCATGCAGATACCCATTGGCGGCGCGCAGAACGATGGATCCGGTATAAACCAGCGTCGCGGCGGCCAGCGGGCCTTCGCGCCGGTTGCCGATCAGCTGCTGCGTATTGCGGTCTTCGGTCAGTGCAGGCATTTACGCGCCCCCCGTTTCGTTGCTTTCGCCTTCGAGCGTGGCGAGATAGGCTTCCTCTGAAAGGCCGAGCTGGGCCGCGACGGCGAGATGCTCGGCGTTCATCGCGATTTTGCCGTCCTCGCTGGGCGGGGAGAGATGAGGCACCCCGGCGCTGTTCAGCATCGGCATTCCTGCGATTTCCTTTTCTACGCGGGCCGGATCTTCCTGGTGCATGGCGATGTAATGGTCGCGCAGTGCCTTCGGGATCAGGCGGCCTTTCTTGAACTCGCCGTCCACAAAGGCTTCGGCCTTGTCTTTGGATGCGCTGCCCATAAGTCCCGCGATCTGCTCCGCCTGCGCTGCAATGGTGCCCTGTAGCTCTGTCATTGCAGCTTGCAGGGCGACCGCATCCGGTGCGCCGCCTGCCGTTGCCTTGGCAGCAGCCACCACATCGCCTTCGGCATCAACGCCAAGGATTGTGGCAATCTCATTGAGTTGAGATTGCGCGGCCACGGCAGTCGCACCACTGTCTTTCAGCAGATTGACCGCCGCCGTGACCTGGTCTTCGGTCGCATCCGCGCCGAGGTCCAACACGCCCGCGAGTTGTTTCAGAAACGACATGCGTTCCTCCTCTTCGAAGTTGAGCGCGGCCAGCCCGCGCAGGTTTTGACGGTTCACGAGGGAAGCATTGAGGATCGCGACGACGCGCTTGCTGCCGGGATGGGCGAGACGAAAGACTGGCGAAATCCGGCGGTAGGCTTGATCTGCAACCAGGCGCGCGCCTTCTTTTGTCCAGCGCACTTTGCCCCAGATTCCGTCCTCGCGGGATTGCATCTCGACGATCCAGCCGCGGGCAGGGGCCTCACCCCCGGCCTTGGCGGCGGTGAACGAAGAGTGATTGACGTCGATTTCGATCTCACCCCGTGCCTTGAAGCTTTCGTCGATCACGGCTTGCGGATCTGCGATCTCGTAAGGGCCACGCGCGTCGAAGGTTTCAAAACGTCCGGCTGGGGTCAGTTGGATCCATTCAGGAACGTCCGCCCCCTCTGGGGGGGAGGGGAGGTCCTGTGCGGCCATCATGGCGATATGCGATGCTCTGCTCATGACAGCTAAACTGCCGCAGCTGAGAAACGAAAAACGCCCCCGACTGTGCGGGGGCGCGATACTCTTTTCTACTCACTCAGGAGTTGATTGTGATCGGAAACCTTCGTTCGGTCAACCTGAGGTGCCATTGAAGCGAATACTATATGTATCCGTGAACCCCACCGTGGATTTGTTGATGAGCGAGAAGTAGGGCTCAAGTGGTGAGGATGGATTCATGCGAACCCGACCGAGGTTCGGAATTTCGACATCCATGTCGATCCCGATGAAGTTCCTGCGATCATGTTCGATTAGGAAAACGCTACCTGCCTCAACGCGATCATTGTCAATCTGCTTTCGGTCACCTTGAACCCATTCGATTGGGACAAAGGTCGTTGTGAGGGTCCAATTCATTGGACGGCTCCAGACATCGAATGTTGCATAGCTCGACGTGGTATTATGATTGACTGAGATGACTTGTGAAAATGCGCACAAACCAGAGTCGCACGATAGCGAAGCGTCCACTATTTGTTCATTTGGCCCTTGCGCACGGTCCTCTATCCGATAACCCGTTCGAGTTGGTTCACCTTTGCAGCTGCTCTCGCAGTGATGGTCGCCAGTGGTAATGGTTTTGGTTCTGGTAAAACTGTCTCCTTCAGAAGGGGCAAACTCATATCCGTACAAGAAGAACTCCGCCGGTGCTTCATTCGCCGAGACTGCGAATGGCGAAAGAGCGAGAATTAAAGCTGAAAAGAGAGAAGTATATGTCTTTGCTCGTGCTACTATTTCCAAAACTGATCCTCCCAAAATAAACAAACAGCCCGTATAGGTTGCAGCATATTGAGAAATTTGGCCAGCGTTCTTCAATCCGTTCTGGCTTTGGGCGTTGTATCTTTCGCGGGAGGGAAAGCTTTGGCGAAGTAATGTGGTTCTACGGGTGATCATTGCTGGTTTCGTGCCAACCAACCCTCCAACTCCTCCACAACTGCGCTGCGATCAGTGTCGGACAGGCCGAGAAACGGACGGGCTGGAATGTTGCCCCAAGGCAGCGGGGTGCCCTTAGCATTTGACCCAAACGCACCCTGCCTTGCCCCGAACTGCATGACCGCCGCTTGGATTGCATTGCTGCCCCACGTTAGCCCATCGGCGCTGGCCTGATAGTTGAGCTGTTGGCGCATCTCACCGCTCTTGTTCAGTGGTTGTGCGCCAAATCGAAACCCCTTGGCAGCGTAGAGCGCCAGAGTGGTTTCCGTGCGCGGCGCGAAGGGGGTTCCGTCTGGCTGCTGACCTTTCAACATGCGGTCTTGGGTCGATTGCACCAGAAACTCGCCCAGATCCTGCATCACAGGCGACATATCATCGAGCTGCGATTGCAGCTGCTTCAGGCGCAACTCCAATCCCTCGTTATTGAATTTCAAGGTGTACATGCCTATGATCTCCATTGCAGGCGTGACACGGTGATATACTCCCGGCCGTAGCACGATCATTTGATCGGAGCGCCATGTGGGGTTGCCAGCTTGCTGGAGGGAGGCCCCACCGCCTGCGCCTTTCCCTCCCAAACGGTTCTCGCCTAGCCCCCGTCACCTTTACGCATCAGTCGGGCGATCTCTGCGTCCCGCTTTGTTTGGTTTGAAGTCAGCCGCCGGAAGCTCGTGACAAAGAGACCTTGCCCGGTTCTCGTTGCCTTTACGACCAGCACGTATCCCGGCGCACTGGGATCATCGCGCACGAAAATCAGACTGTTTTCGCCGTCCTGCACGCGGTGGGTTGCAAGATTGATTGTCGCTTGCGCCTGCGCGTATTCCGCGACCTTCAGCTCGGGGTGATGCCGGCGCTGTTTCGCAAGGGTTTCAGCCGAGAGTTCCGCCACGCGACGCTGAGAGCCGATTTTCCGCGCATCTGCATCGCTTAGACGTGCAAGCGGCCATGCGCCGCGCGGTTCCTCAAACCAGCGCTTAAACGGTCCATCAAGCCAGCTTTCAATCAGATCGGTTGCGGGCTGCGCGTGCAGGTTTTCCAGTTTGTCGCGAAAGGCGAGGATGGTGTCGGCAGCACTTGCGCCCGGCGCATAGTCCCAGCCCCGGTCGATACCTTGTGGCGCGCCTGTGCGCGGATCGCGCGCGTCCCAGCCTGTCGGGAGCTTCACATTTGGATTGCCACCGCGCCGGATCGCGGCGGCTTTGGAGCGCGCGCCAAAGACCCGGCAGGAACAGCCCCAGCCATTGGGCGGAAACCAGATTGCCCAGAATGGGTGGTCGGCTTCTAGGATCAGACCGTCGAGCGCCAGATGCTCGGGGCGTGGGTCGTGCGATCCGCCGTGGCGGTAGACCCAATACTTGAACCCGCCGTCACGCAACTGGGCAAAGCGCCCGGCCTGATATGACACGCGCATGTTGGTGCGGTAGATCACCCGCATGCGCCATTCTTCACCACCGGGCGTGCCTTCGCCTGTCCAGCCGTGCCAGCCATTGCGCTCGACAATCTCCCGGAAATCGCGCTTGAAGGTCTCAAACCCGGTTCCGGCAGCGATGGCTTTGTCTACCGCAGCCCCAAGATCGGTCAGCAAGTCAGCCTTCACCGCCCCCGCAACCATGAAAGCGCGATCATGGGCGCTGCGCTCGATGTCATCCCAGCGCGCGGTGGGCACCAGATCCCCGAGGCGAAGGCGAAAGGCGGCGACTTGTTCGGCAAAGGGTTTGCGAAAACTAGCCGCGAGATCAACCATCGGCTTCGTCCTCGATCATCGCGCGCCCACCAAGCTCGCCCGCGAGCACGGCGTTTGACAGAACGGCCTCCAGTTCCGCCGCATCAATCTTATCTGAGCTGGCGAGCAGCATTTCGCGGAACTCTTCAAAGCTCCCGGCGGCTTTCAGCATCTCCTCGATGCGGCCAAGCATGCTGCCCATCCCAGCGCGCGCCTCTGTTTCGAGGCGCGCCGCAAGCATCGCCTCTGGCGGCAGCGCCTCAGAGCGCCTCTCAGGGGCCTCCTCAGCCTGCAGCGCACCATCGCCCCCCAAATTGTCGAGATAGGCGTTTAACCGGCATTTAAATTCGCTCTGTGGGGCCATCCCATCCGATTGCCCGGTCGCAGATGCGGCCTGCGGGCCATTTTCGGGCGAATTTGCCGCTGATCCGCCGAGTGCAGCCTCTTTCTGCGTCGGATCGGAGAGACCGAACTTTGCGAGGATCTCGGACTGCTTCACGCGCAGACCATTCTGGATGAACGGGTTCAGCGCATTGGAGAAGGCTACCAGGTCTTCCGGCTCCGGGCGGCCGATTTTCAGGCGCGGGGCAGGCGCGTCGGGGCCGTACTCAAGCTGGATCCACGGGCGGATCAGATCGCGGTTGATGATTGCGCCGAGTTGTTTGGCATCCGCGCGCTCAATGTCTTCCTGCACTTGGCGGTGTTCTTTGCCGGACCCCAAGCCGCCGGTCTCCGCGTCGGTGGTGGCGGTTTGGCCGAGCACCAGCTTGGAGGTTTGCTTGTCTAGCCAGTCGCTCCGACGCTCATAGTGATCGGTGGAGGCTCCGATGCTCTTGGCCTCCTGAAACTCGATCATCATGCTTTCGGGAATGATCGCGGCGCAGTCTCCGGCAATATTGGCAACGGCCTTGAACAAGGTCTTGCGGTCATCCTCGGAGGTGCCGGGGCCATATTTGCCAATCCGCAAGGGCTGACCATAGGTCTGGGTGAAGATCGCCCAGTCCCGTTGGGTGTAGGCCTTGAAGAGCCACGCCCAGAGCGCCACCCGCGCCAGACCGGAGCGAAGCGGCAGGCCGGATTTCGCTTTCATCGGTGCGTAGATGTACTGGAAGGGCGGCAAGATCTCTTCTTGGCCGGTTTCCGGGTTCAGCATCCGAGGCGTTTTCAGGTCCTTGCGGTCAAAGCGGAACCAGCGTGGGTCGCAATACTCGAGCGTCGCGGGTTCATACTGCCCCTCGGAGGTATCCCAGCGGATGTGGGTGAAGGAATAGCCTTTGCCCAGGGCGTCGAGGATTTCGAACAGCTCGTCCGTCAGCTCATCGCGCAAGAGCCACTTGCGCACGCGCTCGGCGATCTCTTCGCCAAGCGGTGTGTCCTCTCCGGGTTCCACCGTGATGTCCAACTGCGAGATGGAGCGGCGACGGGTTCCCAAGACCCCGAGATAATGTGCGTCCCGCTCCTCGATGGTTTCCGCCAGTTCCAGATAGCGGATGGGATCTCCAGCGTCCGCATCCTTGAGAATGGCGGCCAAGCGTCCGGGGTTCAGCCCATCTCCGGGGTATCCAGTGAGCGGGCTTCGGACCCCGCCGATGAGGGAGGGCTCCTCCTGGTGTTTGAGATCCGCGCGCCGAACCGGGTTTCCCCAGCGGTCGAGCAAGGTCGGGGTTTTCGCCATGGATCAGCTCCCCATGTTGGCGCGACCGGGAGGCCGCGCTCGGGTAAGGGCTGGATTGGATGCGGTCATGATGTGTCCTTTCACAAGCCTCCGCGAATGGATGCGCCGAGTGGTTCTTGCCACCACGGACGGTCCAGCGCGTCTTGTTCTTCAACGGTCAGTCCCATGCGCCCTTCTGGGGGCTCGCTGTTACGATTGTCGGGCACGGGCGTGTAGGCGATTTCGACCCAGCGCATGCGGGAGGCAAAATGCGCCAGCGCCAATGCGATGGCGTAGTCGCCGTGGCGTTTCTTGCCTTTGGCGTCGGCTTCGCGGATCTCTGGTACGCGGGGGATGCCGCGTATCTTTTTGACGGCCCGCAGGTCGCCCATGTGAGCGTCCCAGCGCCCAATCGAGAGCGTGGCTTCCTCAAAGGCGGTTTTCAGGGGCGGCATGTTTACGCGATACCAGTCCTGGCTGAACTTGATCGCCCAGACCATGCCGGGACTGTCGTCACCTTCCTTGAGGCCGAACTTGCGCCCCATATCCTCGGCCACGGTCCAGCCCATGCCGGTTGCGTCAAAGGCCGCGCCGACGCAGCGGGTGCGGATCCGCTCCATCACCATGCCCACGATCAGCTTCTGCTCGTTGCCGGGCACGTTGCGCATCTCGATGGAGAGCGCTTCGCGGCGGTGCATGTTCTTCTCGATGGCGAGGAGGCAGAGGACGGAGAGGTCTGCCACGCGGGCAAAGTCGAACCCAAGCGCATAGAGGACGTCGAGTGGCAGCGCGTCCAACACTTCTTCTAGGCGCTCCATAAAGGGGCGCATCAGCTCCCGTTGCTCGGCAGTGCTGCGCTGCAGGTAGTCGCCGGGCAGTTCCAGTTCCAGACAGGGCGCATCCGCATTCATGCGCGCCTCGATGAGCGGCGCGGTCAACCACGCCCCGGTGCCCGCCTTGGGGATGCAGTGCAACTCTTCGTCGGCGTCGTCGCCATAGACCGCATGGGTGCTGTCGATCCATTTCTGTTTGCCCATTGGCTCACGACCTTGGGCGCGCTGGATCAGAGCGATGCGTTCATAAAGCCCGGCGTCGACCGCGTCGTTGAAGGTGACACGCACCACTTTGGCAGTGTCGCCTTTCTCACCTTCGTTGACTTGGCGCACCAGCACATTGAAGGCGTTGGCGTCGCCATCATGGGTCGAGATCACGAGAACCTTGCCGCCCCACATCAAAAGGGCGTTTGCAGCCTTGAGCATTTCCTCGAGCTCGTCGTGGAAGGCGGCTTCGTCAAAGATTACGTAGCCCTGGCGGCCACGCAGCGAGCGGGGCTTGGAGGAAAGCGCGACGACCTCGAACCCAGATGCAAAGCGGATGCGGAAGGCCTGAATGTCGCGCTCCTCCTTGCCCTCTTCCTGATCCTTGAATAGGAACTCTTGCACCGAACTGGCGGCGGGCATGAACGCTTTGGCCCACATGGCGCAGGTGTCGATAAACTCGCGCGCCATATCGAGGTTAAACCCGATGTAAAGCGTGTCCATACCGCCCTCGGAACGGGCCAGGCCAGAGGTCAGGACCGCGTCAGCGCCCACCGCCCATGTCATACCGATCCGGCGCGATTTCTCGCAGACCACGAACTGATAAAGGGCGGTCGTCTGCAAAAGCTGCTGCTGATAGGACAAAAGCACATGCGGCAGGTCCATGCTCTCATTGAGCACGCCCGGCAGCATCTGACGGTCAGCGGCGCGTTGCGCTTCCCACTCGGCGTCGGTGATTGCGGTGGCGGTCACGCATCGACCCCCAGAATGTCGGCCTTGATCGCATGAACGGTGTCGCGGGTCATGCCGAGTTGATGGGCTTTCTGCTCGATCTCGCCTGCGAGCCGTTCCCGTTCCTTGCGCGCAATGCGGCGCTCTTCATCCTCCCGCAAACGCTCACGCAGTCCCGCCGATTGCATCAGGTCTTTGAGCATGCGCGACAAATGCGCGAGGCTTTTCGGATCCCATTCGGTGTCGTCCTTTTCCGCGACCGAATTCATCATCTGGAAGGCGGCGGTGGCGATCATCTGCATCAGCACCTTGTGCATGGTGCTTTCATGCTCGATGTCGAAATCACCGAGCAGGGTTTCCGCCATGGCGAAGGCGTCGCGCTGGTTCTTCAAGAGCTTGGAGTATTCGCCAACAGCAGACTTGCCGATACGGATCTCAAGTCCGGCCTCATCAAGCCAGAAGTTCAATTCCTCTGTCACGGCGACAATGTCGGCAAAGCCGCGCTCTTGCAGCGCCATGGCAAGCCGTTGGCGCACTTCATGCGGGATCAGATCCAGTTTCTTGGGCGGTGGCATGGGTCACGCTCCCGGTCGAGGGCGCTGGATATCGGGGTGGCGTGCGATCCCCTGGGCGATCTCGACACCGCGCGTCGTCGCGGCGATCACGACAAAGCCTGCGTGGTCTTCAAGGTCAACAAGCCCCTGTTCCTTCAGCCAGTGGGCCTCAGTCGTCACCTGGTCGCGGGTGAAGGCGATCCCGACGCGGGGGAGTTGCGTGGCCAACATGGAGACGTTGGAGGTGTACTTGGGCGCATCCTCAAGAAAACGAAGAATGGCGATGCGGGCGTGTTTGCGCAGCTCGTCAGCGTAGCTCATAGCGGTCCTACTTGTTCAGGAGGTGGTCTTCGTGGCGGGTCACAACGGTTTCGAGGCGCGTCATGATTTTCTGGTTGCCCTCCATCACCGCCTCCATGCGCTGCATGGTGCCCGCCACATTGGCGAGGGTCAGTTCGATCTGATGCAGGTCATCCTTGCTCGGCAGGGATTGAACCGATTGCTCGACGCGGGCGATGCGGCCTTCCTGCCGATCCATGCGATCAGAACCTTCCTTGAAGCGCTCATCCACGCGCTGAAACCGCGCTTCCACATTGGATCGGCGGGTGGCGAGCCACGCAAAGACCGTAGTGCCGAGCGACACCAGCAAGGCCAGCGCAGCGAGGACGTTGCCCAGCGTGATTGTCGGGTCAAAGAGCATCAGGGCCTTGCCCCCGATGCGGCCTTTATCCGCTCGATCATCACGTCCTTGTTTTTCGATCCGGCGGAACTTCCGAAGTAATAGTTCAGGATCTGGGTGAACCCGACTGAAAGCCCACCGATCAAGAGCGCCAGGATCTCGGCGCTGGCGGGCGGAAGGCCATATTTCAGGAGGTAGGCGATGACCGAGAAGAACCCGATGAGCACCAGCGCGGCAAGAATGCCAGGGACGCGGTCTTTGAGCGCCGCCTGACGTTTGCGCGCGCTGTCGCGATCACCGGCCGCGATCTGCTCCAGTTCAATACCTGCATCAATCAGGTGGCGTTCCAGATCGGCTTCTGCCTCTTTGAGTTTCAAGAGGTCGTTGGGGCTGGCTCCGAGAATTGCCGCTTCGACTTCTTCGGAACTGGCGTCGGGTCGGTCTAGCAGTTTGGCGGCGAGCGCCTTTGTTGCAACGCCCGCGAGCGGGCCACCAAGGGCGGTTGCAATCGTGGGGGCGATGCCGCCGAGGATTTGGAGGATCTTGTCTTTCTGTTTCACCGGGGGATGCTCCTTTAGCGGGGGAGGGCGTAGGTCACGGGGTCGGCGTAGCGCGCCACGATCCAGCCTTCCTGACCGGCGTAGAACACCTGCAGCCAGTCGCGACCGTCGAAGGTGCCGCGCCGCAGAACCGGCACGGGTGTGCCATCCGGGATCTTGGCGATGATGTTGGGATTGAAGCTCGGCCAGCGGCGCATGTTCAGGGTGTCGCCATTGCTGCTGGTGATGACCATCTCGCCTGGCTCAACAGCGCGGCTGTCGCGACTGGCCGCTTCATCGGCGGGATCATCCCTGCCCAGGATGTGAGAACGGATTTGCTCCATCGGGAATAGCGGGTTTGTGTCCACCTTCCGCCCCGGCGAGACGTACCAATGAGCGCGGATGTCGTGCAGCGTTTTGCATTCCGCAAACAGTAAGCGCAGGAGCCAGATCAACGTGTCGAGCTGCGTTTCGGGGTAGTGCATCCACATGCCCCGACCGTGTTCCGGCGTCTCTGCAATCTCCACTGTGTAGGGGTGGCCGTTCTTCACGGTGGCCCCAAACCACGTCACGCCATTTGCACCGGCCGCGCGCATCTTGCCGGGGTTGACCAGTTCAACGCCGATGCTGAACCCGTTGCAGCCCTGACGCCCGTGGTAACTGGATGCGCCTGCGTGATTGGCGCGGCGATGGATCGGGACCAGCTGGCGCAGCTTGCCGTTCAGCTCGATCACGAAGTGAACCGAGACTTTAGCGTCATTGTCTTGCAGGTAGTCCGCAGCGCTGCCCTCGGAGAGGCTGCTGGCGGTATCGTGGAGGATCACGAGGTCGGGTGTGATTTCGCCGCCCATGTGGGTGGCAGGGGTATAGTTCACCCCCGAGAGAATACCGTTTTCAAATGCCATTTATGCCATCCCTAAACCTGCTTTGCAGGTTTCAGGATGGCGCAGACCTAAAACGAAAAACGCCCCCGAAACTGCCGGGGGCATCTTGTTAGAAGAGGTTTAGTTGGTTGTTATCATGCGTTTTAGTCGATTGGCGGGTCAAGTATCTGCGAACAGTATCTTCATGAATTGAGAGTTTCCGCGCCACTTCGGCTTTGCTGTAGCCCATGGCATGATACACCTGCGCGCGCCATTGCTTGGCGAGGGGAACACGGCGTGGCAGCTTCTCGATGATGCTCGCAAGCATCCGTGCTTTGGGGTAGCCGACGACCTCCACAACTCTGGAACGGGATTTGGGGTCGGAGGCTATGTAGATTTCAGTTCCACCAAATGCGCCGATGAACTTCAGGGTGTCCTCCAGACCCAAGGCCTCCACATATGGTTCCACCTGCGCGGTGGGTTTGGGATAAGAAAGGGGCAGTTTGCCTTCGCTGGGGCGGCGCGACTGGCTCATTTGCAGTATGCCTCCCAATCAAAGTCGATCCCGGCGCGCTGCCCCCAGTTTTTCAGGGCTTGGATCACCTGATCAATCTGGGACCACTCGGTCAGCATATCCACGTCTGCAGGCACCATGGCCCAGTGATTGCCAAAGCGGGCGCGAATGAAGCGGTTCAACCCCGCCCGGCTCTTGTCTCTGAGTTGGCCCGAACGCCCGAGTTCACCCCAGAGCTTGTGGACCAGCCGAAGATCGGCGCGCGGCGCGGGCTCGAAAGCCTTCCTCGCGCCGCTTGCAGGTTTGAACCCGTCTGCTTCCAGCCGCTTCACCAGTGCTTTGAGGTCGGCCTCGTTCATATCCTTCATCGAGGCTTTGCCTGTGACCACCAGCTGCAGATCGCGCCGGGCCTCATTATCGAGGCCCAGCTCTCGGCAACCGAGATGGATTTTGCGTTTGAGCGCGGCAGACATATCAGAGCGTCCCGCCAGCCACTGCTGCCACCGGGTGAAAGCTCGCCACGTCCGAGTGCATCCGGGCATCTGCAATCTCCATCTGCTCCCGCGCCATGCGCTCAAAGTCGCGCGGGTCCAGATGCGCAAGCGCTGCCTCCTGACGCAATACCGCGAGGCAGTTTCCAAGCACCAAGCCTGCGCGGCGCTGTTTCGTTGTGTAGATGGTGAACGCTTTGGCGAGACCCTGTTCGATCTGGCTGGATGTCATAGCCATTTCACCCCTCCCGCCGTTTGGCGATTTGGTGGGCGGCTTGCCCGATCAGAGCATTGCTGCGGCGTTTCACGATATGAATGGGGATCCCCCAGCGCGCCGCTAGTTCTTCGAGTTCTGCCGGGCTCGCGGTCATGAGCAGGTGATCCACATTCATCTGCGCCAGTTGAGCCGGGTAGCCCCGCGCCAACACGCTGCTGACGCCGCCTGAGATCGGCTGGTCGTCATGCTCTGCGGGCATGGGCACCCGCGCTGCATCCATGAATTTTGCAATTTGCATGCTGGTGTCCTCCTCAGGCTTTGGCCAGGTCGATCTGGATCGCGGTCCATGCCGCATCGCGCGTCGCTCGCTGGTAGCAGCGCACGTAGGATTTGGAGCCGACCACGCGGATCGCGTCCTTGATGGCCTGCATGGCGCGCTTCCAGCGGTCATCGTCGATGTCCAGACGCAGGAGCATGAAGATTTCAGAGCGGTTGATCTGACCGGCTTTGTCGGTGTTGAAGGCGCGGGTCACGATGTCGCGGATCTCCGGGCGGGCATCTGCAGCCCATTCCGTCAGACATTCGTCGACCAGCGTTTTGGCGGTTTGCAGCTCGGGGCCGAAGTCAATGAGATCCGCGACCTGCACCTGAACCTTGAACAGACCGTCATAGCTCATGAGGGTCTTGTTGCCTTTCTTGCCGCCGACCGTCGCGCCGTATTGGTCCGCAAGGATCGCCTCAAAGGCGCTGATGTCCTCAAAAGTGTGGCCTTTGAACCGGCTCACCTCGTCGCTGAGGGCCAGTGCATAACCGATGATGCCGCGCACGGTCTGGTCTTGGAGCTTGTCCTGCGGCTTGACCAGTTCTGTCGGGCGCAGATCGCCCTGGGCGTTGCGCATATAGGAAGTGCCGTTGATGGTTTCCTCGCCGCTTGGCACCTGTGCGGGCTGACGGGAAGGGGGTTTTGAGAGAGCGTGCTGCTCGGTCATTCGCCTGTACTCCTGTTCAGGGGGCAAAATTTGGGGGAAATGCGCGCGCGTTGTGGCGCTCATTTGTTGGCCAGAAAATGCGGGCACTTGGGGCAGGTTTTGAACATTTTGACGTGCTGGCTGTTGGCGGCCGAAAAGGTCCTGGAACGCTCGCGCCACATGCGGCAGACGTCCTTGCCGATTTCGCCCATGGCAGGGCAGGTGACCTTCTCGGCCATCAGCACGCCTCGCACAGACTGTTCGATGGCGTCTGTGCTGGCCCCGTAGCGGTTGCTGAGGACAAGGTTCACAGCCCCAGCGGAATATCCGAGACGGGTGGCCGTTTTGGCTTGGCTGGTCACGTCACACTCGGCTGCGAGTGCCTCTACCCAGTCGGGGATGTTTCCGTGCCAGCCAATGCGGGCCTTGTTCATTGCAAATGCGTCTGCGCTCACAGCAGCACCTCCTTGTCGAGAGAAACAAAATCGGCGGTGTTCGGATCAAACACGCCTTTGACCTTGCGTGGCTTGGGCGCGACGGGGCCTGTGTTGTTGACCAGCTTGAACTTCGCCTCGCGCTTGCCGCCTATGGCGGTTTGCTGCACCCGCAGGTGATCCGACTGCACCAGGAGGCGGCAGTAAGCCCGCGCCTGGGCGACCGAGACCTCGACGCCGCCTGCATTGGAATGGGCGGCAATGTCGGTTGCGGAGAACACCCTGAGGCCGCGCATGCTACGCCACATGTTGCCCTCGGCGCTGTCATCATAGCTGGGCGGTTCGGTGGCTACGGTTGGCGCAAGATCAGTGCGGACATAGACCTTGCGGCTGTCATCCGTTGGGATGCGGGTAATCAGACCCGCTTCGGCCCAGCGGTTCACGAATTTCTTGGCGGTGGAGCGCACCACACCAAAGGCCAAAAGGTCGCTCCAGTGGATCTGCCGCAGCGTTTGCGCCGCGCGCCACGCGGAAGCCTCCATATCGGATCGGAATTGATTGCTCATTTCCCGGCTCCCGCAATCCGAACATTGGCGCCCTTGCGCGGGGCAGGGGAGGGGCTGGCCGAGGTGAGCCTGCGCACAGCCGGTGGCTGGCCGGTTGCAAACACGCGATCCCCCCAGAGGGCCAGATCGGCGCAGCTGGTGCCGCGCGAGCGGGCAAGTTCCTTGGCCTGGTCGATATTGGTCACGACCCGGCGGATGGAGCCGCCCGAAGCGTCGACGATCTCGGACAAGAGATCCCGCTCAATCGTCACATCGGGGCTGTAGATCTGCACCAGCTTTTCCGCATCCGAGAGATTGCAGGCGAGGGCGGGCTCCCATGCAAGCTGGCGGTTGTGGATGTTCTCCCACTTGGTGAGGTGCTGGGGGAGTTCTTCCTCACCGACCAGAATGACCGTTGATTGGCTGGCCTCATAAAGATCGCGGGCCAATTCGATCAGCTTCTTGTTCTTGGTGAGATACTGCGCATCGTCGATGATCAGCGGGCGGTCGGCCCGTGCCATATGCGCGGCAATGGCTTCGACCATCGCAGGCACGCCGCGCACCGGCTTAATGCCAATCTCGCGCATGATGGACTGTAGGAAGTAGCTTGGTGTCCAGCAGCTCAGGACCTGCACGTTGTAGGCCTGATACTCATTGGTGACAAAGGTAGTGGCGGTGGTTTTCCCCCAACCGGATGGGCCGTAAAAAACCGCCATCCCCGGCAGTCCCATGGAGCGGTCCTGCACGCGCTCGACCAGTGAAATCAGTGCTGCGACATTGCGCAGTGGGGCGATGCTTGGTGACATGCTCTGCTCTCCTTATTCCTCGGTGCCAAGAGCTTTGCGCATGCGCAGAAAGCTCCGGTATTGGGCGGATCTCTGATAATCCTGCATGAAATTGCGCTGCTCCTCGGTCAGCGGGTGGCCTTCCGCGTCGAGCTGCTCGAGCTCAACGCAGCGGTTGAACTGCACCTCCGGGTCGTCATCGACGGGCTGCGGTTTGCGGCGATCCGCAAGGCGTGCGATTTGCGCCTCCAGTCGGTCCTCTTGGGCACTGTTCTGGCTCTCCTGTGTGAGGCGCGGGGCCTTCGGGGCGTTGCGATGCGGGGTGGCCAGTTGGATCACCTCGGCCTCGGGCAGCGCGTCTGGAGTTGCGTCCTCCCCTGCGGCGCGCAGGCGGGCTGCAATTTCCGCAGCGGTAAACTCGCGGCTGGCGCGGGCCTCTTCCTTGGCAGCGCGCATGAACTGGCTGCGCTTACGGGCCAACTCGCGCGCATCCTCAACACCGAGGAAGTTGCCACGCTTCACGCAGGCCGCATGGCCGATGTATTGACCGTCGAGGTCATAGACATGCAGTCCGGCGTGAAGGTTGTCTGGGTCAAAGCGCCCCACCACCTTTTGCCCGGCGATGCGATACATCCACTCGGCCCAATACCGGGACCCCATCAGTTTCAGCTCACCATTCTTGGCGCTGGCATTCAGCCCCTGCGCCCCCATGAGCCAGAGGCGGCGCTGTTCTTCGGTGGCCTTGCGGATTGGGCGGCTTTGGTATGAGGCCTCAAACACCTGGTTAAACGACCGCCCAAACGCGATTTCACTGCGTCGGCCTTCGCGGGCGTTGTGGTCTTCGATCTCCTCCGTGAGGACCGCGATGAAATCTTCAAGCGGAACCGCGCGGTTGCCATAGTTTTCGGGCTTCGCGTCGGGTTTGTTGCCGGTGTACGCGCCCTCAAACGCCGGATGCTTTGCCACTCGGTCACCGAGGTCCCGGAACGCGCGCTCAATCGGTTTGGATTGGCCGGAGTAGGGCGTGGCCCAAAGCACGTTGACGCCAAGCATTGGCAAGAGGCCCGGCACATCGTCATCGCGCACCTTGAACCGGAACCGCGTTTCCGCGCCGCCGGTGATGACCTTGGCCGCAAACTCGCGCCCGTTGTCCAAAAGTGCGGCCTGCGGGATGCCGTAGCGCTCGATGAGGTCACCAATGGCGAGCTGGACCGTGTGGCTGTTCGCGGTCAGCGAAAGCCGCCACGAGAGGATTTTGCCGGAGTAGACATCTGAGAAGAACACGCCTTGCACACGCACTGGCAGTGCCTCACCGGGCCAGCGCACAAAGACGTCGAACTTGTGGTAATCACCGCAAATGCACTCAAGCGCGCTTAGTGCGCTCTTGTCGCGATCCTGATGCGGGTAATAACGGCGCAGCGCCTCCGCGCCTTTGCGCAGGAAAATCTCTGTCGGCTTGGAAACCGTCTCCTTAATGGCCTTGCGCACCCTATGGATGGGGGCAATCGGCAGCCCCTCTTTTTTGGCAACCCGCTTTGCCCTGTCATAACAGGACGTCAGCGAGGGGGCCTCCAGACGCAGCCAGTCGGAACGGATCAGGGCGAAGAACTCAGGGTCCAGCGGCGCGGTCTTGCCTCTGCCGCCGGTCGATTTGGGCGCGAGGTAGGCCAGCCAGTCGGCCTCGGCCACGCCTTCGATCAAGGCAAGCCAATTCCAGATGGATTTCTCCGAGGCGTCGACCCGCAGCGCCACGGCGGAAACTGCGGCGGATCTGCTCATGCCTGCACCCTCGCATTCCGCGACTAGGCGTGCCGCTTGCAGGCGGTCTTCAGCCTTGGATTTAGCCTTGTCGTTGAGCCTCGCGTAATCGGCCCAAGCGGCCTCGCGGCTGCGCTTTGGTTCTGGTTCGTCAACGGGCGGGGCGATCAGAGACATGCGGGCGCGGATCGGGAACAGGGAATAATGGTATTCCAGCCCGCCGCCTTTGCCTTTGCGGCGGCGGATTTTGCCGGGCTGGCGGTCCCAGCCTTCAACCTTGGCGCGCTGGTTGACCTTGCGCTTGGTGGTGGGCAGATCCGGCAGACGCGCGTCGGCAATCTCCGCCGCACTCCACCATTCTTGGCTCGGGGTCTCCATCAGGCTTGCCCCTCGCGGATCTCGTCGAGGAGTGCCTGGACCTCAGCCCCGTGTTCTTCAAGGAAGGTCACGCGACCCGCCTTGCTGGCCCGCTTCCAGGCATCCTGCAGGCGCAGCCAGGTCTTTTCGGTGTTGTTCATCGGCGGCGTCACACCCCGGTTTTGCTCACTTGCCCAGGTCTTGCGCGCGTCCTTAGCGCTTTTGACTTTGCCTTCGGCCAGCAGGTCGATCACGCGGTAGCGCTCGGATACATCGCCGATTTTGGCGAGCTCAGTCAGGTCATTGAGGGTTACAGGACGCCCGGAGGAGCGCAGCCGGTGGGCGTCACCGCCGGTCAGTACTGACCCTGCGCTGACCATGCGGCGCACATGGCGGTCTGAAATGCCGAATTTCTCTGCGGTTGCGTGGCAAAAGGACATCGTGTCCGTTTGCCAACCTCCTGTGTGCTGGTTGCCGCGTGCGCCGCCCTGCTTGGCTTCGGGATGTAGCCTCTCATAGACCCGCTTGCGCTCTGCGAGAAACACCGCAGTGTCGAGCGCTGTGAGTTCCGCCCCGGCGAGATTGTCGTCAATTTCCATCAGGCGCGCGAAGTCGTCATTGCATTCCCAGCACACCACCTTGATGGTCGGCCAATTCAGCTCACGGGCGACAGTCAGGCGGTGCGCTCCTGCGAGTAGTTCGATCTTGCCGCCGCGCTTGTGTTTGCGAACGTGGATGGCGTCTTTCATCACGCCGAGCTCGGTGATCGAGGCCTTGATGGCCTCCACACCGGCCGGGGAGACCGGCCGCAGTCGGTCGCCCATCTGGATCTCGTCAACTGGCAGTTCGGTGATCGACTGGATGATCTTTGCCGTCATGGGAATACTACCTTAGTTTCACTCTTAAATTGCATTCGCTAAGCTTTGAGGATCGCTATGTTTTCCGAACACCCACTATCGAACCGGAACGCCGACAACTTCACCGACATGCCAATGAGAGTGTTTTGGCGCAGCGAAATATTTGATGAGCTTTGTGCGCTCGAAGACGCTCTGTTCTCAGAGGATCCCAAGCGTGCACCCGGTGAGTTCGCAGACGACGATGAGGAAAAGTGGCTCGCGTACATGGATGATTTTCTTTCAAAAATCCCGGCGGAGGTTATCGCCGTACAGGACGCCGCACTTCAGACACTACCGAAGTCAATCTTCGCCACGACCCTTCGTAGGCGTATACGGCAAGCACAATCCGTTCTCGGACCTCTGCCCACTCCGGGCTCAGAACACTATCCGCCAGCACAAGTGCTGCCATCTCACGCAGTTCTTCTTCCGTGGCATCTGCGACAAAGGCTCGAATATCTTCTGGATTTTCAATCTGTGCCCATGGTTTGGATCCGGACAATCCAGACCCACGGGGAAAAGGTGACTGCGAAGCGTCCGCAAGGACCGAAGAGATAATCCCGTCAGTTTTACGATTGTACTGCGCTACGCCCAGGCGTTCTTTCCGCTGCCGCGCGATTTCGACTGCCGATGCCTCTTCGACAAACTGTGCTTTCAAGAGGTGCTTAGGCTTCTGAAAGCACCGACCCCAAAATATAGTGAAGATGTTCATCTGATTTTTACTCCCAAATCAGCGGCAAGCAGAGCAGGCCGACGAAAATGATGGCGAGGCAGGCGCAACCGATCAGGTCACCCCAAATGCTGGCTGAAAATCTGCGCTCTGCCGCGCGAAATTTGGGCCAGACCGCGCGCAGTGCGCGTGCGCTGTTCGCGCGGTCTGGCTGAACCGGGACCTCAGCCCCGGTGGTCGCAAATGCCCCGGACAGCGTGTGAGTGGTGGCGTCTTGGTGTGGGGATTTGCGAAACTGCTGCATCAGTTCGAGGCCTTCGCTTTGTCAGTGACCTCGGACAAATGCGATGCCTCTGCGATCATGCGCTTGGTGTAGGCGGTCGAGACCATTTCCTCTCCGGCGGCGGCGATGATGCGCTTCAAGAGCGCACGGCCCTGCGTGCCTCCTGATTGGCCGTAAGTGGCGGTCCGAGCCGTGCTGGGGTGGACGCCATTTTTTCGACACCATGTCTCAAAACTGGTGCCGGATGCGCGAAACGCGCCAACGATGACCTCATGGAGGATCGCTCCGGGCTGGTATGGTTTGCTAAACTTTGGCATTGTTCCCTCGCGATGCCGCCTTGCGTCGCGGCCTTACAACACCAATCTAGTAAATAATCATAATTAAGCAATGATTATTTACTAGATTTGAGCGGAGTTCTCGCAAGTGACTGATATTGGTGAAAAAATTCGAGAGCGCCGAGAGGCGTTAGGGTTGTCGCGGAGGCTTTTCGGGGAGAGCGTTGGCATCGCTGAGGCCAAGGTGCAGGCAATAGAGATTGGCAAGCAACGCATTGATCACGAAGCGCTTAGTAGTATTTCTCGATTTTTGCAGGTGGATGCGAACTGGCTTTTAGGAATTGAGGCTAGTATTGGCGACTCGTCTAGTAACTCTGGCGTTGAAACCTTGCCTGCAGCCGATTTTGTGCAGGTCGCGCGTTACGAGGTGGAGGCTTCCGCAGGTAACGGGAGTGAGGTTGCGAGCGAAGACGCAGCGCAGTCCTATGCGTTCAATCGGAAATGGTTGGGGAAGCGAGGTCTAAAGCCGGACAGCCTCTCGGTCATATCCGTGCGCGGCGACAGTATGGAGCCGGATCTCAATGATGGTGACCTGGTGTTGATTGACCTGGCCAATACCGACCTGGCCGATGGCAAGATCTATGCGGTGCAGTACTCGGGCAACCTGTTCGTGAAGCGGATCCAATACGTCCCCGGCGACACCGTTCGCCTCGTGAGCCGCAACGCCCAATACGCGCCTATAGAGATCACGACACCCGAAGCAGACGGCGTCCGCGTAGTCGGTCGTGTGGTTGCCTCGATGCACGAGTGGTAGAACTACCAATGTGCTGCTGACCTTTCCCCGTCTTGAAATGATGCTTCTCGAAGGTGGTAGTGTCTTAGCAAGAACCGCGCGGAAATTTATGAGCGAAGTCTGGCGGAGCAGTGCCTAAAACCAACTGGCTTTGAGTTCGTTCTGAGTCGCAGATTGCACGCGGTGCGTGTTTCCCTGCTGTCGGACTAACAGTCGTGTCAATTGATGGAACTGGTTTGTGCAACTCAATGCTTGGCCAAGTAGGACGGACGCGCAGAGCGAGCGGAAGTAATTGAAAAACTGAGAATGAGTGTTGCCCGGTAGCCTAGACAAAAATATGCTCCTGTCTGAACTCCAGAGTTTACAATCCCTTAGGGATGAAGCTGTTATTGGTGTTTCAACCAAGCTCAATTCTGGGTGATGAAATGGCTCGTGTCCGTCGCAACCGTCGTCTCAAAGGTCTCTTGAGCGCTCTGGCCGCGGCATCTTGGTTCGTCTCATCCTCTTCATCGGCTGAGACACTGAGAGTCGGGTTCACCGAGTTCCCTCCGTATAGTTTTACTAATGCTGTCGGGGAGGCTGATGGCTTCTCTATTGATGTTCTGCGGCGTGTCCTTGAAACAGCTGGGCATCAGCCTGAATTTGTCTATTCCGCCAATCCTGCTCGCACGATGGAGTTGCTGTCGTCGGGTAGAATTGACCTCAGTACGTTCATGGTGACGACCCCTGAGCGGCTGGAGGAAGTTCTTGCAACGCAAGAGGTTGGTAGCATCGAGTTGGCTGCCTTCACTCTGAGGACGAGTGAATTCGACCGCAACGAAGACTTGGCAGGCAAGAGCATTGGGGTGGTTAAGGGTAGCGCCTCAATCTCAGCCGCAAGGATGATCCCGTTCGCTGAAATTGTGGAATTTCAGCGGACCGACGATTTGATCGTTCCGCTTTTGCTTGGTGAGATCGACGCGGTGGTATCTGGGCAAGAGGCGTTTACAGCCCGGCTGCGAGAGGCGAAGGTTTTTGATGAGATCACAACCTTGGAGCCGAGCCTCGTCTCCATGCCCTATGCGATTTTGGTTTCCGAGGCGCGCGCGGATCTTTTGCCTGACTTAAATGAAGCCTTGGATCAGTCTCTATCTCCCGCCATGATCAAGCCCCTCAGGGAAAGTTGGTTCGGACGGGATACCTACCTCTATGAGAAACCCGCGTTCTGGATCGTGGCGGTCCTGCTCGCGCTCTTCGCGCCGGTGACGGGCTATCTTGGTATACGTGTGCTTCGTTATAAACGCGAAGCGGCGCGCGCTCTCCGGGCGAACCAGGCAAACGACCTGCTCGTTAACGCATTGGATGAGCTCAATGCTGCCATCGTAATCTATGACAAAGACATGCGCGCCGTGCATCGGAATGCAGGTTTCGCAAAGAGCTTTCCCCGTCTCGTGCGCCAGGTCGACGCGGGCGCGACGATGGCTGACTTGATCGGTGTATCGTACAAAGCCGCAGTGGTAGAATTCGGCGTGAATGACAAGTCGGTTGATGAATTCGTTTCGGATGTGATCGCCTCTGTAAAGGCAGGGCAAGACAATCGGCGGTTGGTCAAGGCGAGGAATGGCTTGGTTTATGAGGCCCGGGATTTCCGACTTGGCGCGGAACACTTTGCGTCAATCAGAGTCGACGTGACCGCCCAAGCCGCCCTCCAGGAAACGATCGTGCAGCAGGCCGAGGAGTTGAAACTAGCCAATGCGCAGTTGGAGTCATTTGCCGCGATTGCAGCGCACGATTTAAGGAGCCCGGTTTCCAGAATCGCCCCGCTGGTCGAGTTCATTATTGAAGACCTCGCCGATGCCGAAATTCAGGTCCCTCAGACTGTTGAGGAATACTTGGGTCTCTTGACGCAACAAGCGGATGTAATGATGACGTTGATTGAAGACTTGCTCACATATGCTTCCGCTGGGACTGAAAATGGGAGGCCCCAGAGTTTTGACCCCTGTGATCGGCTCGCAAACGTTTTGAAGGTAGTGAAGCCTCCTGAAGGGTTCACGATAAAAATGCCTGAGACAATGCCCCAGGTTTTTGCAGACCCTGTCGCCTTCGAAGCGGTGATGAGGAACTTGATCAGCAACGCATTGAAACACCATGGCAAGAGCGCTGGAAGCGTTGTGATTTCTGCGACGGAGGACCTTGGGAATGTCCAAATTCACGTGACGGATGACGGTGTCGGTATCCCTGAGAAATATCAAGATACTGTATTTGAGCCCTTCAAACGACTGTCTTCTTCGGTCTCAGGAAGTGGTCTGGGCCTCGCCTTTGTTCAGAAGACGGTTGAGGGCTGGGGGGGAAGTGTTTCACTTTCGTCGCCTCCAGGTGAGGGGTGTACATTTTCAATAACAGTTCCGCGTGGTCAGCAGCTTGAGCGCACTCTCGCGTCGTAAGGGCGGGGCAAGTTCAGCGAGCTTCGATAGGCCCCAGTCTCGATCCTCCGATGAGGCCGCATCTGCTACTTTGTTTTAAGATGGCATTGGGTACTTGCTGTGGCCTTCGCCCAATGGCAGCTGTCAGCCCAGAGCGGACCTGCAGCCCTATACGCGTATTCGCGATAGCTGACCTTCGTCGCGAGCGTCACGAAGCGGTAAGATGCGGACAAACCGTTCATTGGACTGAACACATGGCTGATGCACTTCGGTTTGTCAGGAGTGACTAAGCTACAATCGCAAAACTCTTCGAATCTGGTGTTTGGGCCATAAGCCTTCACGAGAACTACAGATCCAGCACTTCACTTCAAACTCGGTGCCAATAGTTTGAGCGGGTTGAATGCTGCTGCGAAGCAAGCGGGATGACAGGCGAGGAAAAGGGCGATAATCTTCGAAAAAAATGTTCATTTGTGAACGGAGTGTCGAAAATAGATACGATTGAAGGGATGCGGACGTTTGCCGCTGTGGCAGCGCACCGATCATTCACTGAAGGTGCAAAACAGGTAGGCATCAGCACGAAACTGGCAAGCAAATACGTCGGCCAGTTAGAGGCGCGATTAGGTGCGCAGTTGTTCCACCGCACTACGCGCAGCGTGACCCTCACGGAGACAGGGCAGGCGTATTACTCCCGTTGCCTTCCGCTGATCGAGCAGTTTGACGAATTAGAAGGCTTGGTGCAACGCCGTCAAGGCGCACTGGCGGGTCGTATCCGGATTGCCGCTTCCACTGGCTTTGGCACTATGCACCTCACCCAAATGCTGCGTCCGTTTCAACAGTCCAATCCTGATGTTCAGGTGGAGTTGCTCCTGTCGGACCACAATGTCTCGCTTGTGGAAGAAGGCTTTGATCTAGCCATCCGGTTCGGCAGTCTGAGCGATTCATCACTCGTAGCGCGCAAGCTGACCGAAATGCCTGTGACTTGTTGTGCAAGCCCGGGCTATCTGGATGCGCACGGCACGCCCGAGACCCCAGAAGCGCTGACGGGTCATAATTGCCTTTTGCTGACGCTCGGTGCGCAGCCGGACACCTGGCGGTTCAAGGGGCCGCAGGGCATACTGGGCGTAAATGTATCGGGCAGTTTTCGAAGCAATTCTCTACCTGCCGTGGTGCGCATGGCGGTCGATGGAATGGGCATCTGCCGGCTCCCCGCCTATATGGTGCGCCCTTATCTTGAGAACGGCAGCCTGCGCGCGCTTTTCGAGATGCAGGAGATCGACCCGCTGGCGCTCTATGTCGTCTATCCGCCCAGCCGTCATCTCACCGCGCGCATCCGGGCATTGATAGACCACCTGTCTGAGCAGTTTTGATCAAGATGATCCAACGACGATGATCAATTCGACTATCTACAAAATGTTCTCAGTGTTTCTCCAGATCTGCAGATTGTGAACATATGTAGCCCTACGTACCTTTGCGTCATGACACTGCAATCCTCTCAAGACGAAAGGTTCCAACCATGACACAGACATCCTCCGTGGGCCGCCGCGCATTTTTCAGAACGCTGGGGGCTGGAGCTGCGGCCACTGCGGCCGTTAGCTTGACCGCACCTGTAGCTCTTGCCCAAACGGCTGCGACGCCTGCTCCGGCCATGAATGGCGCCGGCTTTTACCGATACACAATGGGATCCAAGACGATCACGGTGCTGGCGGACGGCAACGGATTTTTCCCTGGCCAGAACCTTTTTGCCATAAATGCCACGCCGGAGGAGTTCGCCGAAGTGCAGGCGCAACTGCTGCAGCCCGAAGACAATATCGACTTTGCCATGAACGCGCTGCTCGTCGAGGAAGGTGACCGCAAAATCCTCATCGACGCCGGCTTTGGCCATTTCCTCGGATCAAGTTTCGGGCGGCATGCACTAGCGCTGGCCAATGCAGGTGTATCTCCGGGTGACATCGACACTGTAATCATTACGCACGGCCATGCAGATCATTTTGCGGGCCTTGTTGACCCGAACCTGAAGCTGCGCTTCCCCAACGCTCAAATTATCTGGAACGCCGCTGAATGGGCTTACTGGACGTCTGATCAGGCGGTGGCTGATGTGCGAGCCTCCGCGCAGCCGGAGGCTTTCAAAGACCTTTTCATCAGTACGACGCAGGCAGTGTTGCCGGTCGCGGCTCCGAATGTGGAGCAGTTAGATGTGAGCGTCGAGCGTGAGGTGGCACCGGGCATCCTGTTGTTGCCTGCCCCAGGTCATACGCCAGGCTCCATTGTCGTGCTGATCGAATCCGGGGGCGAGCAGTTGCTTTACGCCTCGGATACGACGCTGCTTGTGAAGCAAAACAGCATTGCACCGGGCTGGGTCTCTGCCTTTGAGTATGACGGACCGAGCCTGGTAGAGACGAGGATCAAGCTGCTTGATCGGGCTGCAAGCGATGGCATTACATGGATGGGCTATCATGCCGCGTTCCCCTCGCTGGGTAAGATACGCCGCGCGGGCGATACCTTCGAGTTCGTTGAAGTGCCTTGGCGCTGGTAATCGCACGCACCGCCGGCGCGCGCCAGCGCCGGCCACTTTCGGAGACAGAACAATGAGAAACCTATACGCCGATCTTGCCTTTACGCCCGCCGTAAAAGCGTTGCAGGAGGAGAAAGGCAGCCGCAAGGCCTATGCCAGTATGGCAGCTCAGACCGAACAGCCTCAGACGCTTACAGAGAACGAGGCTTCTTTCATCCGCGCACGGGACAGCTTTTACATCGCCACCGTGTCGGAGACCGGCTGGCCTTACATCCAGCACCGCGGCGGGCAGCCTGGCTTTCTTCAGGTGCTTGGGCCGGCGACACTTGGTTTTCTTGATTACCGTGGGAACCGGCAGTACATCAGCTCCGGCAATCTTGTGGGCTCGGACCGCGTGTCGCTCTTCCTGATGGATTACCCCAATCGGGCGCGGTTGAAGATGCTTGGCCACGCGCGCGTGGTTTCCGTAGAAGAAGGGCAAGCGGCTGGACTGACCTTGCCGGACGGGGCGCGCCGCGTCCATCCAGAAAGGGCGATGCTGATTGAGGTGGCAGGCTACGACTGGAACTGCCCTCAGCACATCACTGAACGGTATACCATCGAAGAAATTCGCCCGAGCCTTGATAAGCTGCATGCGCGCATTGCCGAGTTGGAAGCGCAGATCAAGTCCTGAAAACGTTTTACCCCGATCCTGTACTGCTTTCTCTAATTGTCAGGCGACTCCGATACAAAACAGCATCAATTCAGAAGGCGCAAGTACACTTGACCGCAATTAGGTGGCCCTGCGTCGTTGCGCTGAGGACTGGTTAAAACTGAAATTAGTTCACGAATGCTTGCTTGTTTAACCACCGAAAACACAAGATCGGTTCATTGCCAGCGAAAGGAATATGAGAACTACGCTTCAGGTAGCCTATGGCCTCTCACCCAGCTTGCGCGGCACGCTGCACGGAGGTCCGCTGTTGGGAACCTAGCCAAACTTTGCAAAGGTCGCTATCTGCGCATACCAGACATTCACTCTGTGTTGAGGAATATTCAGGGGCTGAAGGCGGTGCATTGCCCAAACTGGGTCCCAGAATAAGACACTCTCTTTGGGGGTATAGGTGCGCTAAGCCTTTGCCATGCAGTAAATAATTCGGTTCTGGGACCTCATATCGAAACTGGGCGAGTGTGGTCCCAGTTCCTTATGTCCTGACAACTACCGTTTCTCTGGTTTCGACGCCCTGATGCTGGGCGTTTAAGCCTTATTTAAACGGGTTTTATCGAGTGCGCTGTTGCCAAGGCGCCAAGGCGCTGCTTGACGTCTCAGAACCCGTGAGAGGCGAGTTTTCAGCCTTTACTGCAAAATTGAACATAAAGGCCCTTATGTGACGATCCGACCGCTAAGTCATTGTTTTGTCGTCATTCCGAAGTCTTCCGACCACTGCGGATATCTTCCGGCATCACTGTAAATAAGTCTTTCAACTCACACTGTTTGTAGCGTGACGGACTTTTTTGCTGTAGCGTGACGGACTTTTTTGCAGTGATTTACAGACTTTTTTACAGCAACGAGATTTTGGGTTGAGGCGGGATTGAAGGGGCGTTTAAGCCCCTCAAAGTGCTGCTTCAAGCCATGGCCTTTTTCAGATCAAGGTACGCGCGTGCTGCAGCCACTGGCACCACTCCGTTACCGGCTGCAGCGGATCGGTCCAGCCCGAAGGCCACCCCATCATCCAGTCCGTGAAGGCAGGGTTTAAGGTGAGGGGATGATCCGAGTATTTCTCCCCATTCAGCAAAATCACCCGGAAGCGGTGGGA